CGTAAAGATGTACGCTAAGGGTGGCGGCGTTAACGGCAACGTTAGCACGACCCCTCCTGGCGTAAGCGGTACTACAACTGGTAGCGTCAAAAAAGGTAATGCTGGCGGCTACAAGACTGGTGGTGCAGCAAAAAAGTTTGCTGACGGTGGGGCTGTCCAGAGCGATGGTCGTGCCGTCAAGATGCCACAAGGTAATAAGCGCCCTTCGGCGCCTGTAAGCATTAACCAACTGTCCGGTACCTTCAAAAAGGGTGGCAGTGTTAAGAAGTTTTCTACAGGCGGCTTAGGCGAAACTGAGAAGCGCTTGCTTCGTGAGGCTCAAGAGGAAAAGCTAGATCGTAAAGGTCGTGAGGCATTTGAGAATGTGCCAAAGGTCCAGAAGGAACTCGACGAGGCAATGAATCCTATGAGCATGATGAAGGAAATGGCCGGTAAAGTTAAGAAGTTGTTTACTGGCTCTGAGGTGCCTAAGGGTTCTGTTACCAAGACTGAGAAGTCAGTAACGGTCGCCCCAGGCAAAAAGCGTGGCGGTGCTTGCTAAATAAGGTGGGGGCTTCGGCCCCTACTTTTCTAAGGGACGATCATGAAGGTACAAACTGTTTCTAAGACTGGCGTAGGATCAAGCTCTGCGTTAGTAATGAATACGAATATCAGCCCATTTAACGTGGGCTTTGGCGTTATTGCTACTGGCGATGTAACTTATACGATACAACATACCTTTGACAACCCTGCGGTTGGTTTTAGTGTTTGGTATTCACATCCTACGGTTGCAGCCGAGACTGAAAATCAGGACGGCAACTATGCCTTCCCTGTTACCGGCGTTAAAGTTCTTGTGACTGCTGGAACTGGCACCGCAACGATGAATCTTGTTCAAGCGGGGATCTAATGCCTTACGTTGGCTACACAGGCGTTGCCAACCAGGCGAATACCAGCGATGGATTTGCGGAAGGTGTCGGCGCGGCTAATGTCCCAGTTACTGATGGCTTTGGTGAAAATGTTGGCGATGGAGGCGTGGTTGATCTTTACCATAATGCAACGCCAGTCGTTATATTTTATATAGCCGACGAAACGGATGGTGCTGGCCCTGTTACTACGTATGTTTTACAAGAAACCGATGAAAAAATTGTATTGGAGTCTTCATAATGGCTGACCAGAAAATATCGGCAATGCCAGCGGCAACAACGCCGCTTACAGGGGCAGAGCTTGTTCCCCTTGTTCAAGGCGGGGCGAATGTTAAACTAACAATGGCAAATTTGGCTCAATATTCCGTAAGTACGACAACTAGTTACGGCGCATTTCAAGATGTTGGCGCAGATCAAACAGCAGCGGCAAACGCCGTTACATTGCTTAGAATTGATACAACTGACTTTACGCAAGGTGTTACTAGAGCAGGAAGCAGAATTACGTTAACAAATGCTGGGGTTTACAGCATTATTATTAGCTTGCAGTTGACCAACACTACAGCCAACTACGATAGTTTCACCTTATGGCCTGTAATTAATGGGACTGCCCCAACTGCTTCTGCAAGTGTTGTTAATGTCCCTGAGAAAAAAGGCGGGATTAACGGTCTAGCAATCTTGGCGGTGCAATACACTTATCAATTTGCTGCTGGCGGTTACTTCGAATTTAATTGGCACAATGTTGCTGGGGATTCCAAAGTTATAACATTACCTGCTAGTCTTACAACACCAATTCATCCAGCAGCCGCTGGTGTAATTCTTTCTGTAATTCAGGTGGGATGATGCCAGCCAAATCTAAATCACAGTTCCGGTTAATGCAGGCTGTTGCGCATAACCCTAAGATTGCGAAGAAGGTTGGCATCCCGGCTTCCACTGCCGCTGAGTACGTTCAATCTAACGTGGGTAAGAAGGCCTACAGCAAGCTCCCAGAGGCTAAGGCTGCCTCTTATAAAGAGGGGGGTAAGTCAACGGTAAATGAGGCAGGCAATTACACCAAGCCAGAATTACGCAAGCGTATTTTTAACAATGTAAAATCTGAAGCCACGGCTGGGACTGGTGCTGGGGAGTGGTCTGCTCGTAAAGCACAAGTTGTAGCAAAGCGCTATAAAGACGCAGGTGGTGGTTATCGTGATTAAAAAGCCACAACAATCACTGAAGGCTTGGGGCGACCAAAATTGGACGACCAAGAGTGGTAAAAAATCCTCTGAAACTGGTGAGCGATACCTTCCAGCGTCTGCAATCAAAAGTCTGAGCCCTGCTGAGTATGCTTCAACGACCAAAGCAAAAAGAGCAGGCAAAGCTGCAGGGAAGCAATTTGTAGCGCAACCCAAAAAGATTGCGCAGAAAACAGCCAAATACAGGTTTTGACTATGCCAAAAAATAATGCATCAATAGCTAAATCTTTAAAAAAATCTGGGTTTTATGATGCTGGCAAAAAGAAACCAGATCGGCTGAGTATTATTAATAACGTAACAACTAAACCTCAACGGTTAGAGATGGTTGATAAATTATTTCTAGAAAAAAAGTTAAAAAGTGGTGGTGTGTCTCTTGCTGTTGGCCGTGGTGAGAAGATGCCTGTTGAGCGTGGCGCCGGGTTAACGCAAAAAGGCCGCGAGAAGTATAACCGCGAGACTGGGTCTGAGCTCAAAGCTCCGCAACCAGAGGGTGGGAAGCGTAGAGATTCATTCTGCGCGAGAATGGGTGCAGTAGCGGAAAAGAGTGAAAAAGGTAGTAGGTCCCGAGCTTCGATGAAGCGTTGGAATTGCCCCGGTTGGTAAGGAGAATATTATGCCAAGATCAGCAGCAGATGCATTTGCAGAATTAAATTCGGAAATAGAAGGTGGTGCAGTTAATGTTGCCCCACAAGGTGAATTTTCTGAAGAAGAAAAACAAAGATTTAGACAGATGCGAAAATCGGGTAAGGGAACAAAATTAAAAGATATGAACCCGTTGGACAGAGAGCAATTTGAAAAAGATCGGCTTATGTTGGATCAAATTGGTAAGAAAAAAGGTGGCGCTATTTCTACAAGTAAGATTAGCACTGCAAGTAAGAACAAAAATCAATGTAACTGGTAATCAAGGCTCATATGGCTAAAGCTAAAAAGATGGCTGATGGTGGATTGACCGACATGGGCCCCGACATGGGCGCTAATGCTGCTACGGGCATCGATAAGATATCTGAGGGTGCGCAGGCGCTTGGCTCGTCTCTTAACCAGATCAACCAGGCTGTGGGAACGTCTACGCCGGGCTTTCAGGCTATGACCACCTTGTCCCCATCCCCCGCGGGGAGTTTAGGCCGTCAGCTCGGATACAAGAAGGGCGGTAGCATCAAATCAAAGGCAAGCACGGGCGAGTCTCGCTCAAAAAAATCACCTGGATGGTAAGGGGTTGTTATGTCATATTCTGGGTCAGTTGGCACTACAGTCATTAATGTCCAGACGTTAATCGATCATGGCGCCCGTCGCTGTGGGAAATTAGCGGAGGAGTTGACCTCTGAGCAGTTATTGTCAGCGCGACAGTCGCTGTTCTTTGCCCTTTCGCACATAGCGAACTTAGGCATTCAGTACTGGGCAATTAATAAGAAGGTTATCGGCCTCAATGCCGATCAGTACATCTACGAGATGCCTCTTGGCACAGTTGATGTGCTCAACGTCCTCTACCGGCAGATGAGCCGCCCTGTTGGTAGCTACTCAAGCTCTGCCGGCGGCGTGGTAGCAAACGTGGCTGATAGTGATATTGACACCTTCTGTCAGCAGGCCTCGGCTAATGGCAACATCCAGGTGAGCTATGGAACTGATAATCCTATTTATGCTGGCAGCATTGGGATTCTTCCTTATGTTGCTGGTGGCGGTTCTGCTACTTGGTCCGTTATTTTTGAGTACTCCACTGATGGAGCTACTTGGAGCACTCTTGACGACCTTGGGTCTGTTGTAGTCAAAGATAATCAATGGATTTGGACTGACGTTGATCCTGGCCAGACCGTTGAATATTACCGTGTACGTGTCTATGGCGGTGCGACGCTGGCATTGCGTGAGTTTTATGTAGGTAATAACTCGCTTGAGGTCCAGATGTCCCGTCTCAACAGGGACGATTACACGAACCTGCCAAACAAGAACTTTACTGCCAATCAACCGTACCAATTTTGGTTCAATCGGACGATCCCGCAGCCAGGTCTTTACTTGTGGCCCGTTCCTAGCGACCCGTTTATTCAGATGACGACGTGGTACTCGCGTCAGATTATGGACGTTGGCGCCTTGACAGACGAGCTTGAAGTGCCGCAGCGGTGGTATGAGGCGGTTATTTTTATGCTGGCGCATCGGATGTCGCTAGAGCTGCCTGCGGTGTCGGATAACCGCATTACGTACCTTGAGAGAATGGCTGAGAAGTACTTCTTTGAGGCTGAGCAGGAAGAGCGCGACAAGTCGCCGATTTATCTCTCATCAAATATTTCTGTCTACACAGCCTAATGCCAATATTCTTAGACACAACTGGCCTGACAAGTCTTGCAATCGGTATCTGTGACCGGTGCAAGATGAAGCGCACGTTTGTCTCATTGCAGTCGGACCCTAACTTCCCTGGCCTGCGCGTATGCGACCAGGGTTGTAAGGATCAGTTTGATCCGTATAGACTACCTGCTAGGAAGACGGAGCGCATTAATTTAAGATTTCCTCGCCCAGATACAAGCGTTGCGGTACAGCCAAACGCTATTGTGACTGGGACGAATGGTGACTTTGATTTATCGACG